CAGGGGCTGCCCTTTGCGGTATCAACCGAAAGCAGGTACCCCATTACCGTGACAGAGCTGTATGGCTGCGTCAGCAATAATTGGGATGTCGGCTATGTGGATGACGACGGCGGAGGCTCCGTTTATTTTCAGAAGGACGACGGAGCCGCGCAGGAATGGTGGATGGTTAATAGCTCTTCTACCAATGGCGGTATTAATTTTTGCGGCTGGTACAAGAAAGCGACATAGAGAAAGGAGGTGCAGGAAAAATGTACGAAGAAATCACTTTGCAGGACCTTGACCGGGATAAGGTCAATGTAATGAGGCGAAAGTATATCGAGCTGGAAGGGACAAGCTACCCCATCGGAGATATTTTCCGGCGGTCGTATGCGAACAGCGCGAATGGGCGAAAGCAGGTCCAGGAGGAGATTGCGGAGCCCTACTTCAGCGCCGTTATGGCGGTATGGGGAGAAGAACCCACGGTATTCCCGGAGGAACCGGAAATCATTGAAACGGAGGCATGAAACATGAACGAAAGCATTTTGGAAATCGAGCTTGGGCCAGGCGAGGAAATCAGCGCCGAAACAGCCAAAGAGCTGAGCAACGGAAAGGGTGAAGAGCATGAGTAACAGCGCATTGGTGAACTATACCTGTATATCCCCTAACAGCAATAATCCGCGGAACGCCGGCATAAAAAAGATCACCATCCACCACATGGCGGGCAACCTCTCTGTTGAGACCTGCGGGAAGATTTTTGCCAGCTCCGCCCGTCAGGCTTCCTCCAACTATGGGATTGGAAGCGACGGAAGAGTGGGCATGTATGTGGAAGAGAAAAACCGCTCCTGGTGCAGCTCCAGCCCGTCAAACGACCATCAGGCGGTGACAATCGAGGTGGCCAACGATGAAACCGGCGGCGACTGGCATGTAAGCGATAAGGCTCTGGCTAAGCTCATTGACCTCTGTGTGGACATTTGCCAACGAAACGGGATCGATAGGCTGAACTATACCGGAGACACCGCCGGCAACCTAACCATGCATTGCTGGTTTTCCGCCACCTCCTGCCCCGGCCCCTATCTCAAGAGCAAATTCCCCTACATAGCCGAAGAGGTCAACAAGCGCCTGGGCGGTTCGGGACAGGCGGAGGCCGGCGCATCCATTCAAAAAGGCGACCTTGTAAAAATTGCCCCCGGCGCGGTCTATTACAACGGCGCGGCAATCCCGTCCTGGGTAAAGAATCAAAGCTGGTATGTGTCTCAAGTCAGCGGGGATCGGGCTGTGATTGACAAGAACGAAAGCGGGACAAGCTCCATATGCAGCCCGGTAAATACAAAGTATCTGTCGGCAGCCGGCAGCACGGGCGCCGCGCCCGCCCCTTCCGAACCGAAAAAGATCGAGGCAGGCGGCAAGGTGAAGGTAACCGGCAGCCAATACACCAACGGCGTGGCGATTCCCTCCTATGTTAAAGGGAACACCTACACGGTCCAGCAGGTCAAGAGCGACCGGGTACTGCTGAAGGAGATTTATTCCTGGGTCCCCCTGAGCGGCGTGCAGGCCGTATAAGGGAGGCGCAAATGGAATGGCTTAAGGGTATTTCGGATATTTGCTCCTATTTGTCTATTATTGGGACGCTGCTTGCAGTGGCGTTCAAGGGGGCGGCATACCTCCGGCGGATGAATGAAAAGATTGACCGGTTGGAGGGGTATTCCCACAATGATTATATGAACACCTTAAAGCTCACCATTATGAGCGAGGAAATCCCCCTGGAGGAGCGGTTAATCGCGGGTGAGAAATATGTGCAGGAGGGCGGAAACGGGGCAATAAAGGCCAAATACCGCCTTTTGCAGGAGGAATACGAGAAAAGAAACGGAGGCTATCAGCATGGATGAGTTTTTCAGCTGGAAAATGCTGGCGACATTCGCGGGAGCAACCGCGGCAACGGGGATTTTGACCCAGTTTCTCAAGAATCTAATCCCGAAGCTGCCGACACAATGGCTCAGCTACCTATTGGCGCTGGTGCTTCTGTGCGCGGCGACGGCGGCAATCGGAGACTTTACAGACTGGACGTCCTGGGCAATCCTGCCGCTGAATGCGGCGCTGGTGAGCATGGCGAGCAACGGCGCGTTTGCGGCGGTCAAGCGTGCGGCGGAAGGCAAGAGCAAAACAGAATAGATAGAAAGAGAGCCCCGGAGTGATCCGGGGCTTTTTGTTTTTTAAGAGCTGTTTCCGTGTTGCATTTCATGTTGCATACACCCCTAATGTGTTGCATTTTTACCCCATTTTGATAGATTTTTACCATATCATTTTCCTGCTCAAGGTATCAAAAAACCCGCATGGTTACTAAATAAATCAGTACTCATGCGGGTTCCGTTATTGGTCGAGGTGACAGGACTCGAACCTTTAAGAAAAACGGTTAAACGCCCATTAATACTATATTGATTTCTCTTTGTGTTGCATTTCGTGTTGCATTTTTGGCGTTTTGTCTTTCCCCGCTATCGCCTCGAAGTAGTTTATAACCTTCTCGTTTTCCTGTTCTGCCCGGTTGGATAATGTGTGTTGGTAAACATTATGCAGCACCTGCTCAGATTCCCATCCACCGTTTTGCATAATGTATTTATCGGGTACATTTAATGCATGGAGTGTCGAGGCGTAATAATGCCTCAGATCATGAAAACGAAAATGAGGCAAGCCGCAAGCTTTTAATGCGTTTGAAAACTGATGGTAAATGATCGTAGGGTTAGGGGTCGGTAAGCCTTTCCGTACCCGCTCAACTACGTTCGGCGGTAGGGGAGAAAAACGATAACCGGCATTTGTTTTAGGCGGCTTAATCACCCACTGCTTATTAATGTCCTCAACCATCGCCTTATTAACAATAACGCCCAAATCTGTTAAATCATCAGGTTTTAGGGCGGCGATTTCCGAGCGGCGTAAGCTCCCGGTTGCAGCCAGAAGGACAGGGGCCTCTATTGGCTTTCCTGCAACGTATTCAAGCAGCTTCTTAATATCTGCGTCGGTAGGGATATATCTTGAGATTCGCTGCTTTTTGGGCAGCTTTGCGCTTATATCAACCTTGCCGTCAAACATTTTAACCGAGGCAGCAAATAGCGCATACATGTTGCGCACCGTCTTTGGGCTGTGCTCTTTTGCTTCCTGGTCGATTGCTTTTTGTACCTGCTCCTTGGTCAAAGCTCGTATTCTGACGTTGTGAAGGGCTGTTAAATCTCTTTCCACGGATTTACTATACTCTCGATATGTGGAAGGGGAGAGAATATTTTTGCGGCTTTCTATGTAGCGGTCCATCGCTTCCTTTACGGTGATGTTGCCGGATTGGCGCTCCTCTTTTTCATGTTTGAATTGGCTTGCCAAATACTCGGCCTCTGCTTTGCTTTCGGCGGTAAAGGATTCATATTTCCGTTTGCCGTTCTCAATGTGAGAAAATACCTTGACGTTCCAGTTCCCGCTGGGTAATTTCTTCGCTTTTGCCATGATTATTACCTCCTAAAGATATGACTTGCAAAGCCTGCCCTGAAGGTGGTATAATCACACTGTATGGGGTGTGTTTACTCCTTCGGGTAAGCCGCTTTATTTCGGGCCGTCCTTCCTGGTTGCAGCCGGGAGGGGCGGCTTTTTATTAAAGAACTCTTTCGGAGATCATCTTACAAATCTGTGAGACATTCGCTTGTGAAACGAACTCGAATTTGACTTTTCCTAGTCCGCTAAACCATATTTCAAGTTCACTGTCCAAGTCCAGAACTCCAGCTGTCTCAACTGAAAAAGCTTGAATCTTGCTATAGGGTAAAGACGTAAAGTCTTTCTTTTTCCCAGTCATTCCCTGTACATTGATTGCAATAATTCTTTTGTCAGTGAACACTACACCATCACGGATTCCACGAAACGTCCCAAGAATGGTTTCTCCAGCCACGAACATTGGAGATACCATTCCCGCAAAATCCGATTGCGGAACTGGTTTCAATTTCATGAAGCTTGCATTTTGAAAATCAATCACTGTTTTTCCTCCTGTTTTGCTGTTTTACGAGGCCTGAAAACATAGCCTTTTTCATGTTTTACTGAAGCATTTTTATATTCTACATCTACACTCCGTCTAAATCCTGCGCTATCCGGATCTCCTGTTTTGTATTCCTCTCGCTCCATAAGCCCCTTCCAGTAATCAACTGCCTTTTGAGTGCTTATTTTTAAATATAATCTTCCGAGCATAATTTCTTGAGGGAATATGTCCCATTGTTCAGTAAGAGAACTGTAATGCCTAGGTTCATGATTTTGGATTGAAAGACTGTAACTTCTTTCCGCATCTATAAAATTATGCTCCGCTTCATAATCCTTTCCTAAATCGCTATAGATCTGACTTAAGCTAAATTGAGGGAAATTAACTGCTTGAGGATTTTGCAAATAAAGTTCGAAATAATTTATAGCTTTTTTTCTATACTCTGCTGTTGAAAAATGACATGCATAAGCACAAGCCAATATGTGTAAAGAATCATTGTATTTCTGAGCCTCGGTTAACACTCTTTCTAAAATAGCATGTCTTTCAGAATTACCTACATCGTAGTTATCAATAATCATTTGCAAACAATAGTTCCCGTCTTTGTATGAATTGACATGCCTTTTTCTTTTGAGAAAACCCATAAAATCAACTCCATATACTTTCCTAAAAATACAATTCCGTGTCTAAATTTCTGTATGTATACCAGCACACTACCTTTTTCATAAAATCTTCGGTGACATCAAAATATTCGGCTAAGGACCATATTTCCGTATAACCATTAGCTATTGCTTCATCAAGCTCTGATTCAGAGATTAAATGCTGGATTGCCCACTTGTTAGCTCTGTTTTCGTGCTTCTGCCTAACATCACAGGCGGCGTTGAAATTGTAAAAAGAACCCGTACAACAATGCCCTAATTCATGCGCTAACTTCAACCGTTCATCTTGTGCAGCGTTAAGCTTAAATGGGTCTATTGCAATATAACATTCTCCTGAATCATCCATGAGAGAAAGCGCTTCTTTTTTATTTAGCCTAAAGCAATCCACTGTTATTCCTTCAATCTCAGCTAAACAGTAGAGCTCACTCAGCTGTGTCATTTTAAGTGCCCTTCTTCCTTTCTTTGACGAATGCGGCATATCTTTTCACGTCAGCTAAATCATCGTCGTCTATATCATCGACTTTTCCCCACAGAGCAAATTTTAACTCCTCATCGCTGATTTCTGACCCTCTGCGTGTTGCAGGGGGTTCTTTTTCTGTTTCAGTTCCCATTAATTCATCAACTGTAATACCTAATGCAGCTGCAAGCTTAGAACCAGTTTCTAAAGTAAGAGTTTTAGTTCTTCCGGCGTTTAATTCGGATAAAGATGATCTTGCAACTTTAGCCTCCCGACATAGTGCAGTAATGTTTGTCCCACGCTCTTTACAGAGACTATCAATTCTGTTGTACAGTTCGCTCATAATTTGTTGCTCCTTTTTGGGCATAGTAACAAATTACTAGAACTTGTAATTATCGTCTTGACAATAACGTCATTCTGTAAGATAATATATACAGAAATTACAGGTGCTAGTAACGTAGTTCTGTTTTCAAAATTACTATATTACAAAATCCCGTAAAAGTCAACAACACGATATAGGGAGGTGAGAGACCAATGGCACAATTTACTGAGTTTGGTAAAGAAATTAGCAAACGACTGATAGATATTGAGCGCCCACAGGGCTGGCTCGTTGACCAAGTAAAGGCACAAACAGGATTATATTTTGATGATTCATACCTTTATAAAATCAAAACTGGCCGACTGTCTACACCCAAGATCGTTCAGGCAATTCAGAAAATCCTTAATTTGCCCCCAATTAAATAATACCAACCTATCTGTCCGTTAAACAGGACTTTATGAGGAATGGAGAAAAAATTTTAGAAGGGGGGCTTCGGCATGAATGAGAAAATTTTTGAGCTTCGTCTGGTGACGGACGCGGAAGAGATCAACTCGTTACTGAAGACCAAAAGCTAGACAATATACTGTCTTGAACGGGAAGAGGAAATCCCAACAGCTAAGATGTTTCGGTGTAAATGATGAGAGGGTAGAAAAATGAGATTTAAATTAGATTTAGATGGGAGTGCCTGGTTGGACGGCCTAAAGCTAAAGGATGTTTTATCTGTTGATGTAAAAAATATCAACCCCTGTGACAAAATGGAGTTGACGATCCGTCTATCCGTTGAAGAGGTTGATATTTCATACAATCAATTAAGGGACAAGGTTATTCACAATTATTAACCGAGTTTTCAACAAAAGGAAGGAGGCAAGAACATGGAGGAAAGCATTTATGAGCTTCGCGAGGCCGTCGGGCTGGAGGAAATCAACCGGCTGCTGGCGACAGGCCGTTGGAAAGTTCGCAGCTTAGATTGGGACGATGAAATCCCGGTGGCTAAATTGGTTCGTAACAAAAGATGAGGGGGAAAGCAATGAAACAACACATCGAAGCTGTCCTTGAATGGAGCTTCCGCATATTGCTGCTGGCGCTTGTTACCGCCATGATTGCGTTTTATTTCAAAATGATTGTTTGAGAGGAGGCGATTGTAATGCCTAAGCTACGTCAAAGCAAGTACGAGCTTGCCAACAGTATTTTCCGGGCTGCTGTTAATGGAAACCGGGAATTATACGGCTACCGTCGCAAAGCTGATTTGTGCCCCATATTTGGAGTTAAAGAAGAAACCGTAAGCAAACACCTTTCAAATCCAGCCAACATAAAAACAGCTGACTTACGGCATATCATTGAGGCTCTAAAATTCTCCGATGAGCAAATTTTAGGGATGTTCGGCAGAGGCCCAATGTTCAATCAAGGGGAGGACAAGCAATGAACTTTCTAATCACCTTGTACATATTCTCTGCGGCGTTTGCACTGATGGTCCTTGTGGCCTGGATATGTGAG